GGAATGGCAATATCTGCAGGTCGTCTGACACAGATGATAAGTGTTCTGAACCCGGTGTTAACCCGTAATGCTGCCGGAGAAATGACGGAAGAATGGGTGTCATGCGGGAAAATTCATGCGGATATCCGTGGCAGGAGCAGCCGGGAGCGGATGCAGTCCGGTGCGGAAATGGCGCAGGCGGAAATCCGCATCTGGGTGCGCGGTCAGTCCGGCCGGGAAATCACGGCAGCGTCACGACTTCATGTGCTGAGTGGTCCATGGCGTGACCGGATCCTGAACGTTGTCGGGCTGCCCGTGCCGGATGTGACCGGCGGGCGTCTGGAAATTCTCTGTCGGCTGGGAGGGGAAAAATGATCGAAACCCTGCTGGATTTTTCGGGGCTGGAGGACATCAGCCGCGATTTGCAGCTTCTGAGTGGTGCGGAAAATAACCGGGTGCTGCGTGAGGCAACCCGTGCGGGTGCGAATGTGCTGAAAGAAGAAGTGGTGTCACGGGCACCGGTACGCAGGGGAAAACTGCGCCGCAATGTGGTGGTCCTTTCCCGGTGCTCCCGCGATGGCGGGATGGAATCCGGTGTGCATATCCGGGGTGTTAATCCGGACACCGGTAACAGCGATAACACCATGAAGGCGGATAACCCGCGCAATGCTTTCTACTGGCGGTTTGTGGAAATGGGGACCGTGAATATGCCACCGCACCCGTTTGTGCGCCCGGCATTTGATGTGCGCAGTGAACAGGCGGCACAGGTGGCGATTGCTCGGATGAACCGGGCCATTGATGAGGTACTGAGACGATGACGGAGGCGGATTTGTATCCTCATCTGGCGCATCTTGCCGGCGGGCAGGTGTACCCGTATGTGGTCCCCCTGCTGGATGGCAGGCCGTCGGTGGCGCTTCCGTGGGTGGTTTTCAGCCTGATTTCATCGGTGTCGGCGGACGTGATGGGCGGGCAGGCGGAGTCCTCAGTGTCGGTGCAGATAGACGTTTATGCCGGGACTGTGACGCAGGCGCGTCAGATACGTCAGGATGCCCGTGAAGCCATAATGCTGCTGGCCCCGGGATCCGTCAGTGAAATGCAGGACTATATTCCGGAAAACCGCTGTTACCGTGCAACCCTGGAGTTTCAGGTCACGGTGTGACTTTTTCTTTTTTTCTACAAAACCCATACCCCGCCGCGTGCGGGTTTTTTATTATCAGGAGGCAGAATGTCTGCTTTGTATGAACGCTCACAGCTGACGCAGGTGATGATTTCATCTGCCCCGGCGACTGCTGAAACTATGGATAAGGCGGAATATCTGCGCCTGGACTGCACCATCAAGGAAGTCCAGTTCACCGCCGGTCAGAAACAGGATATTGATGTGACCACGCTCTGCTCCACAGAGCAGGAGAACATCAACGGTCTGGGGGCGTCGTCCGAGATTTCCATGTCGGGTAATTTTTATCTGAATCAGGCCCAGAACGCCCTGCGTGATGCCTATGACAATGACACGGTGTATGCGTTTAAGGTGCAGTTTCCGTCCGGTAAGGGCTTTAAGTTCCTGGCGGAAGTGCGTCAGCACACCTGGTCATCCGGTACCAACGGCGTGGTGGCTGCAACGTTTTCACTTCGCCTGAAGGGTAAACCGGTGTCCTATGTGGTACCGCTGGCGTTTGTGAAAAATCCGGAGAAGACACTTACCGTGAATACAGGTGCGCTGCTGACAATGTCAGTCAGTGTCAACGGGGGAACGCCGCCTTATAAATACGCCTGGAAGAAGGATGGTCAGCCGGTCGAGGGACAGACTACTGACACTTTCAGTAAAGCCAATGCGCAGTCAGGTGATAAGGGGGCTTATACCTGCATGGTAATGGATTCTGCAGAACAGCCGCAGAGCATTACCTCTGATGCGTGTACGGTAACGGTTAATGGTGCGGGCGGATAAGGCTTATGGCAAAAGATCTGAAAACACTGGCGCTGGCCAGACTGTCGGGGTTCCGTCATAAAACGGTGAAGGTGCCGGAATGGAGAAATGTCAGCGTGGTGCTGCGGGAGCCTTCGGCAGAGGCCTGGTATCTGTGGCAGGAAGTGCTCAATGGTGATGGAGAGGATGACGATACCCTGTCGGTGGTGGCGAAAACCCGCCGTAACCTGGAAGCGGATGTGACGCTGTTCTGCGATGTCCTGTGTGATACTGACCTGCAACGGGTGTTCACTCCGGACGACCGTGAGCAGGTGCTGGCCGTCTATGGTCCGGTACATGCCCGGTTGCTGCGTCAGGCACTGGAACTGATCGCTGATGCAGAGTCGGCCAGAAAAAAGTAGCCCGCCCGGAAATTCGCTTTCTGATGCGACTTGCGCTCCGTCTGGGGCGCACCTTATCCGAACTGCGCCACAGCCTGAGTGCGAGCGAGGCGATGATGTGGATGGAGTTCGACAGGGTATCCCCGCTGGGTGATGAGCGCGGGGATATCCGTAATGCACAGATCGTGAAAGCGGTTTTCGGGGCACAGGGGATGAATGTTGCACTGAAGGACGCCATGCTCTGCTGGGGCGAGGATGAGGATAAGCCGGAGGTGGATCCGTTTGCGGCGCTGGAAGACGCGCTGAGCTTTGCAGCACAGTCATGAATGATGAGAACCGCTGAGGCGGTTTTTTTACGCCCGGAGAAAGGTGAATGGCGACGTTACGTGAACTGATTATCAAAATTTCGGCAAATTCGCAGTCATTCCAGTCGGAGATCCAGCGGGCGTCCCGTATGGGCAGTGAATATTACCGGACCCTGCAGAATGGCGGGCGTCAGGCCGCTGCGGCAGCCCGGGAGCAGCGACGTGCCCTGGCAGAACTGAACAGCCAGTTGACGGAAATTCGCGGTTCTGCTGTCGGAATGGCTGGCGCATTTGCCGGTGCCTTTGCCACCGGACACCTGATTTCACTGGCGGATGAGTGGAGTTCCGTGAATGCCCGTCTGAAACAGGCGTCGCAGTCATCTGATGAATTTTCGTCATCACAGAAAGTGCTGATGGATATCAGCCAGCGGACAGGCACGGCATTTTCGGATAATGCGGCCCTGTTTGCCCGTTCGGCTGCCTCGATGCGTGAATATGGTTACAGTGCCGGTGATGTACTGAAGGTGACGGAGGCCATTTCGACAGGGCTGAAAATCTCCGGTGCCAGTACGGCTGAGGCGGGTTCGGTGATCACCCAGTTCAGCCAGGCGCTGGCACAGGGTGTGTTGCGCGGTGAGGAATTTAATTCGGTCAATGAAAGTGGTGACCGGATCATTCGTGCACTGGCTGCAGGCATGGGCGTGGCCCGTAAAGATCTGAAGGCGATGGCGGACGATGGTCAACTGACGGCGGATAAAGTCGTTCCTGCGTTAATCAGCCAGCTGGAGGTATTGCGTGATGAATACGCGGCCATGCCGGAAACGGTCTCTGACGGGATCACAAAGGTGGAAAACGCCTTTATGGCCTGGGTGGGTGGTGCGAATGAGGCCAGCGGGGTGACGAAAACGCTCTCCGGCGTGCTGAACGGTGTTGCCGGACAGATTGATAATGTGGCAACAGCCGTGGGGGCACTGGTTGCCGTCGGGGTTGCCCGGTACTTTGGCAATATGGCCTCCGGAGCGATGTCTGCCACGGCAGGACTTGTGACGGCTGCACGTAATGAAGTTGCACTGGCGGAAGCACAGTTCAGGGGAACGCAGATTGCCACGGCGCGGGCAAGAGCAGCCGTGTACCGTGCTCAGCAGGCCGTGGCGGCAGCCCGCGGGACGGAGATGCAGATTGCAGCAGAGGCCCGTCTGGCGGCCACACAGGAACGCCTGAACAGAAATATTGCTGCCAGAAGCGCCGCCCAGAATGCGCTGAACAGTACAACGGCGGTGGGCTCACGTCTGATGAGCGGTGCGCTGGGGCTGGTTGGTGGCGTACCCGGACTGGTGATGCTGGGGGCTGCAGCATGGTACACGCTGTACCAGAATCAGGAGCAGGCCAGGGAGTCTGCGCGCCAGTATGCACTGACGATAGATGAAATCGCGCATAAAACGCCGTCAATGTCTTTGCCTGAAGCCTCAGATAATGAAGGACGAACACGGGCGGCGCTGACAGAGCAGAACCGGCTGATTGATGAACAGGCCAGTCGGGTGAAATCCCTGCAGGAAAAAATCGCAGGATATCAGTATGTTCTGGCGAACCCGGGCTGGACGACCGGTGACGGATTCATGATAAACCATCTGACATCGGTGAAGACCGTAACGGAAGGGCTTGCTCAGGCAACAGAGCAGCTTGCCGTTGAGCAGTCCCGTCTGGCACAGATGCAGGAAAAAGCGCAGTCCATTCAGGATGTGCTTGCCGGGCTGGAAGACCGTCGTGTGGCGTTAATTCGTCAGCAGGCGGCAGAGCAGAATAAGGTGTACCAGTCCATGCTGGTTATGAACGGTCAGCATACGGAATTCAACCGTCTGCTGGGGCTGGGTAATGAACTGCTTCAGCAGCGGCAGGGACTGGTGAATGTGCCGTTACGGCTGCCACAGGCCACTCTGGATGATAAACAGCAGAGTGCCCTGACAAAAACAGAGCGTGAGCTGGCCCTGTCCAGACTGAAAGGGGAAGAAAAAGAGCGTGTCCGACTGGGGTATGCGGCGGATGACCTCGGTTTTGTGGGTGATCCGTATCAGGAGGCGAGACAACGTTATATCAGTAATGCCCTGGAAGCCTGGCGCAATAACGAGGCGAATAAACCCAAATCCCGGGGTGGAAAATCAGAGACGGAAAAAGCGGAAGACAGTTTTTCCCGGCTGCTGAAGCAGCAGAAAGAGCAACTGGCACTGG